ATTTTATAGAAAGAATTAAAATTTACAATGAAGAAAATTTCAATTATGAAATAATCACCATTCAATTAAAAAAATAATGGAAGACGATTTTTATGCAACACTAAAATTAAAAACAGGTGAAGAAATATTTGCTAAAGTTTCACCTATGGAAGAGGATGATAGAACTTTTCTTGTTGTATCTAATCCTGTTATTATATGTGAAATTGTAAAAAAATCAGGAGTGGTTGGTTATAAAGTAGAACCTTGGTTAAAAACAACAACAGATGATTTGTTTATTTTAAATTTAGAAGACGTTCTTACAATGAGTGAATCTTATGACGTTGAGATGATTATGATGCACCAAACGTTTGTAAGACAAAGTTCTAAAAATCCTATGGGTCAAACAAAAATAGATAGAAAAATGGGATATATTTCAAATGTACATGATGCTAAAGAGATATTAGAAAAACTCTTTAAGCTTAGCTAATACCTGATCTTTAACCCCAACAAAGGTATTCTAAACACTATTTGAGATGTTGTCAAGCATTAATGAAAGTGGTATAATCAATACATAATAAATGAGAAAAGTTAATGATAACAACAGCAATCATGACCAAAAGAAAGAGGTCAGAACATTACGTAAACAATAAAGAATTTCTTTCAGCACTTATTAAATACCGTGAAGACGTAGAAATTACTTTTATTCAAAAGTACGGAAGAGTTCCTACAAAGAATGATAGATCTCAATATTGGGATACAAAACCTTCTATTCCAAGGTATATTGGAGAGTGCTTTTTAAAGATTGCAAACCATTTATCCTTTAAACCTAATTTTGTAAATTATATGTTTAAAGATGATATGATTTGCGATGGTATAGAAAATTGCGTTCAATATATTCATAATTTTGATCCAGAAAAGTCTCAAAATCCATTTGCTTACTTCACTCAGATTATTCACTACGCATTTCTGAGACGGATTCAGAAAGAGAAGAAGCAACTTGATATTAAAAATAAAATTTTAGAAAAAACTGGATACGATCAAGTCTTTGTTGAAGACGGATCAGTTGACGGATCCAACTACAGTGACTATAATAGCATCAAGGACAATATTCACTCAAAACTTCGATATTGAATGAAAGTCGCAATCATCACTGATCAGCACTTTGGAGCAAGGAAAAATTCCAAACTCTTTCATGATTATTTTCTAAAGTTCTACAACGATGTATTTTTCCCTACACTCGAAGAGCAAGGGATTACTACTGTTGTAGATATGGGAGATACTTTTGATAGTCGTAAAGGAATTGATTTCTCAGCACTATCTTGGGCTAAAAACAATTACTATGACCGTCTCCAAGAAATGGGAGTAAAGGTTCATACGATTGTTGGCAATCATACTGCTTACTATAAAAACACCAATCAAGTAAATGCAGTAGATTTACTTTTGCGTGAGTACGATAATGTGACCGTATATTCAGAACCGACTGAAGTGATGTTAGGTCAACTTCCAGTACTTTTTATACCTTGGATTAATCAAGAAAATGAAGCAAACACTCTTAAACTTATTGAAAAGACAACTTGCCCGTGTGCGATGGGGCACCTTGAACTCCAAGGATTTAGAGTTAATAAACAAATCATCATGGAGCATGGTCTGGAGAGCAAATTATTTGAGAAGTTCAGTAGGGTCTACTCGGGACACTATCACACTAGATCGACTAACGGAACAGTCTTCTATCTAGGAAATCCCTATGAGATGTTCTGGACAGATGTGGGAGATACCAGAGGATTTCATATCTTTGATACTGAGACAGTAACTCACGAACCTGTCAATAATCCTTATCGTTTGTTTCATAACATTTATTATGAAGATACAAACTATCAAACTTTTGATACTCGTGAATATGAAAACAAGATTGTAAGAATTATTGTTCGCAAGAAAGCAGATACTAAAAAGTTTGAAAAGTTCGTTGACAAGATGTATTCTTGTGGTGTTGCAGAACTTAAAATTGTTGAAAACTTTGCAATTCAAGAAGCAGAAGATTTTGAAGCCTTCGAATCAGAAGATACACTTTCTATCTTGAATAGATATATTGAGGAGGCAGAAATCAATCTTGATAAATCAATTGTTCAAAAAATGATTCAAGAAATTTATCAAGAGGCATGTGAATTAGTATAATATGTTCATTATAACTATAAATGGCAGAGAAACTGAAGGTGCTTATTCTGTAAGAAATGAAGAAAATGAACAAGTCCTTTATTTGTTTGAAGAAGAGGACGATGCTGTAAGATATGCTATGATGTTGGAAGATGGTGGTTCCCCAGAAATGCATGTTATAGAAATTGATGATGACTTAATGCTAAGAACCTGTGACGTTCATGGGTATCAATATGCTATTATAACAAAAAATGACATTGTAATTCCTCCTGACACTGAAAATGATTTTATTTAAAACTATTCGTTGGAAGAACTTTTTAAGTACTGGTAATCAATATACAGAAGTTGATTTTACAAAAAATAAAACAAATCTAATCATCGGAACAAATGGGGCAGGAAAGTCCACTGTTCTGGATGCTCTTACCTTTTCTCTGTTTGGTAAACCGTTCCGTAAGATTAATAAACCACAACTTATCAATTCGGTAAATGAAAAAGACTGTAAAGTTGAGGTTGAGTTTTCTATTGGAAATACTGAATGGAAAGTAGTTAGGGGAATTAAACCTGCTATTTTTGAAATTTGGAGAAATGATGCTGCTCTTGATCAATCTGCAGCAGCTCTAGATCAGCAAAAATGGTTGGAACAAAATGTTCTTAAAATGAACTATAAGTCCTTTACTCAAATTGTGATTTTGGGTAGTAGCACCTTTGTTCCTTTTATGCAACTTTCTGCTGCTCATCGTAGAGAAGTAATTGAAGATTTGCTCGATATTAAAATCTTCTCATCTATGAATACTCTTATTAAAGAAAAAATTCGTTCGGCAAAGGAAGAAATTAAAGTTTTTGAACTGAAAAAAGAATCTCTTCTTGATAAAGTTAAGATGCAACAAAGTTTTATTGGGGAACTTGAAAATCGTGGAAAGGAAAGTATAGAGAATAACAAAAGAAAAGTATCTGATTTAAGTGAAGAAATAGAACAGCATTTGAATGAAAACACTTCTTTGGAAGAACCTCTTAGGGAACATATCAGAGAACAAGATAAACTAGTTGGATATGCTGAAAAACTTAAAAAACTTGGGCAGTTAAAGGGTAAAATTTCGCAAAAAGTATCTACTATTACTAAAGAACATAAATTCTTTACTGAAAATACGGTTTGTCCTACCTGTACGCAAGATATTGATGAGATCTTTAGAATAAATAGGATTGAAGACGCTCAAAATAAAGCAAAGGAGTTGCAATCTGGTTATAAAGAACTAGAGGAGGCAATTAAAGAGGAAGAAGATCGAGAGCGTCAATTCACTTCTCTATCGAAGGAGATCTCAAAACTAACGAATGGCATTTCTCAAAACAATATTAAGATTAATGGATTACGAAGACAAATCCGAAATCTTGAAAAGGAAATTCAAGTTCTTACCGAGAACCTTGCAAACCGAAATTCTGAACATGAAAAGTTAGAATCCTTCAAAGACAATCTAAGAACTACATACGACGAACTAGCTTCTAAAAAAGACACAATAAACTATTACGATTTTTCGTATAGTTTACTTAAAGACGGTGGAGTAAAATCCAAAATCATTAAGAAGTATTTGCCACTCATCAATCAACAAGTTAATCGTTACTTGCAGATGATGGACTTCTACATTAACTTCACTCTTGATGAGGAGTTTAACGAAACCGTCCAGTCACCTATTCATGAAGATTTCTCCTATGCTTCTTTCAGTGAAGGAGAAAAAATGAGAATCGATCTTGCACTTCTGTTTACTTGGAGAGAAGTTGCAAGAATGAAGAACTCAGTTAATACAAATCTTCTGATTATGGATGAGGTGTTTGATAGTTCACTTGATGGATTTGGAACAGAAGAGTTTCTTAAAATTATTCGTTACGTAATTAAAGATGCAAACATTTTTGTGATCTCTCACAAGACTGGACTAGAAGACAGATTTGAAAGTGTCATAAAGTTTGAAAAAGTCAAAGGTTTTTCACGTATGGTGGTCTGATCCACTTAAGAACAATGCAAGTCCCAAACTGGAAACACAATTCTGGCAAACCTCAGAAACGAAAACTTAAACCGCAAGCACTGAGGCAAGCAAAAGCACGACTAGCCCAGTTCAAAAAGCAGCACATGGGTCGCCCAAAAGGCGACCTTTAGTTTTATGATGATCCCATACGAAACAAATTCAATGGCAGTCTCTCACGAAATCAAATCCCAACTTGCCAAACTTCTTGCTACTGAGGACCTTGTAGTTGAGCATAAAAAAGTTCCTACTGCTTGCTTCAATGTCCATACTCGTGTTCTGACTCTGCCTCTGTGGGAACGAGCTAGTGGACTTGTGTATGACCTTCTTGTTGGTCATGAAGTTGGACATGCTTTGTTTACTCCTGATGAGGATTGGAGTGAAACTGCAAAGGTTCCTCAGCAATTTGTAAATGTTGTTGAAGATGCTCGCATTGAGAAACTGATGAAACGCAAGTATGCTGGACTTGCAAAGACTTTCTTCAATGGATACAAAGAACTGAATGAAGATGATTTCTTTCAAATTGCAGATGAAGATGTTTCTTCTTTTAATCTAGCTGATCGTTCCAATCTTTATTTCAAGATTGGTAACTTTATCTCGTTGGATTTTAAACCAGAAGAACAAGAAATCCTTAATTTAATCGGTGCTTGTGAAAGTTTTGCAGATACTCTGATTGCTGCTGAAGAACTTTATAAGTATTGTAAGAAAGAACAAGAGCAACAGCAAAAAGTTTCTGATTTTGATTCTCACGAAACTCAAGGAAATTCACAGTCTCCAGCAAGTGATTTTGTGGAGACTAATGACTCCTCTTCTGAGCAAGAAGGTGAGAGTGATAACTCTTCCGAAAAAGAGTCTTCAGAATCTTATGGTGGCACTGCTCAAGGAGAAGATACTTCTATTAAATCTACAAAAACTCAAGATGATCCAGAAATTCGCACTGCAGATTCTTTGGAAGATAAGATTCGTGATCTTGTAGGAAATGATCAATATGAAAATACTTACGTTGAAGTTCCACAAGTAAATCTGAACACTATTATTGGAAAGAACTCTGAGGTTCATAAAGATATTGATAATTCTTTTGAACATCAACAAAAATTGCAAAATCAACATGCGGAAGATAAAGGATATCCTTCCATAAATCTCTATAAAGAATCTGATCTTGAGTTTAAGAAGTTCAAGTCTTCTGCTCAGAAAGAAGTCAACTACCTGGTGAAAGAGTTTGAGTGTCGTAAAGCAGCAGACCAGTATGCTCGTGCATCAACTGCTCGCACTGGAGTTCTTGATACTGCCCGTCTTCATACTTATAAGTACAATGAAGACTTGTTTAAGAAAGTTTCTGTGATTCCTGATGGCAAGAATCATGGTCTGGTATTCGTGCTGGATTGGAGTGGTTCGATGTGTGATGTAATGCTTGATACCTGCAAGCAACTCTTCAATCTTGTGTGGTTCTGTAAGAAAGTCTCTATTCCCTTTGAAGTTTATGCCTTCACAAATGAGTGGCGTCGTGGTGAATATGACTATGAGAATGACCGTTATCTTGCTGCAGATCGTACCCCACACTATCAAAAGAAGGATGGTTTGCTTTGTGTTGATGAGACTTTCTCTATGATGAATATTCTTACTAGTAAAATTTCTGGTAAAGAATTAGAGCATCAAATGCTCAATGTATGGCGTCTTGCTTATTGCTTTGGTAGGACTTATCATTCTCCTTATACCTACTCTAATCGTATGAGTTTGTCTGGAACTCCTCTAAATGAAGCATTGATTACTCTTCATCAGATTCTTCCTAAGTTTCAAAAGGAGAACAAACTTCAGAAAGTTCAATGTATTGTTTTAACTGATGGTGAAGCAAATCAACTTACTTATCATCGTGAAGTAAATCGTCGGTGGGATAAAGAACCTTATATTGGTAATGGATATATTAATCCAATGAGTACATTTCTTAGAGACCGTAAACTTGGTACTACCTATAAATTTGGTTATGGATATCATGAATTCACTGATGTTCTTCTCAGGAACTTAAAGGATAAGTTCTCCTCTACAAACTTTATTGGTATTCGTGTTCTTGAAGGACGTAACGCAAGTCGTTTTATTCAAATGTACCATTCTCATGATGATAAACAGTATGAAAAAATCCAAAATGACTGGAAAAAGATGAGGAGTTTTACTATTACTAACTCTGGATATGATGCATACTTTGGGTTGTCTGCAACTGCACTTTCCCAAGAATCTGAGTTTGAAGTTGCTGAGGACGCAACCAAATCTCAAATCAAATCTGCATTTGTAAAATCTCTTAAAACCAAAAAACTAAATAAGAAAGTTCTTGGTGAATTTATTTCCTTAGTAGTATGAAACAAAAATTTCCACTTAAACACATAGTAAAATGTGATACTAAGGAGGTATGGGCAGTTTGTAATAGTAGTATTACTGCAAAGGGAATACCTGCTTTAATGGACAAGTACTATCCAGGATATACTGCTTGTCTTTGTAGTGAAGAATACCTTGAGAAACTCAAGAACCAGTTGGCAAACTGACCATGGGGGGTCCTTGTGACCCCCTTTTTCGTTTATAATGACTAGGTTGAAACGAAACAAACGAATGGCACTTTCCTCCGATTACATCCGCACTTCTCTTCAGAACCTCTATGGCAGTAATGTCAGTGGTGCTGATATTCGTGCTTGGTGTGCTCTGAATGATGCTAACTATCAAACAGTCACTAAGAAACTTGACCAGTTCAAAGTTGGTCGTGGTAAATGGAATCTTGAAGTCACTCAACAAAAGGTAGAAGAAATCGAACGTACTTTCCAAGCACCTGCTGTGGTTCCTCCTGTAGAACAAAACTTAATTCCAGATAAAGATGATACCTTCGTCAAGTTTGGTAACTTTGCTGATGTTAAAAAGATTATTCAGTCCCGTCTTTTTTATCCTACGTTCATTACGGGTCTGTCGGGTAATGGTAAAACGTTCTCTGTTGAGCAAGCTTGTGCTCAACTTAATCGTGAACTGATTCGTGTAAATATTACAATTGAAACTGATGAAGATGACCTTATCGGTGGTTTTAGGCTTATTGATGGGAACACTGCATGGCATAACGGTCCCGTCATCGAAGCACTTGAACGAGGAGCAATCCTCCTTCTGGACGAAATCGACCTTGCTTCCAACAAAATCCTCTGTCTTCAGTCTATTCTAGAAGGTAAGGGAGTCTTCCTGAAAAAGATTGGTCGTTGGGTTAAACCTGCTGCTGGTTTTAATGTGATTGCCACTGCCAACACTAAAGGTAAGGGTTCTGATGACGGACGTTTCATCGGAACTAATGTTCTGAACGAAGCATTCCTTGAACGTTTCCCTGTGACATTTGAGCAGTCCTATCCTGCCCCTGCAACCGAGCAGAAGATTCTTGAAGGTGTTGCTCTAGACCTTGGAGTGGAAGATCGTGACTTCTGCAAACGTCTTGTGGATTGGGCAGATATCATTCGCAAGACCTTCTACGATGGTGGTATTGAGGAAATCATCAGCACCCGTCGTCTAGTTCATATCATCCGTGCTTATAGCATCTTTGGTAACAAGGCAAAAGCAATTGATGTTTGTACTGCACGATTTGATGATGAAACTAAGACGGCTTTCATTGAACTATATGACAAGGTTGATGTTGATTTCCAACTTTCTGTTGACGAACAACAAGCAAACTGATAAAATGTAATGAGGTTATTATGACTTTTGAAAAAATGGAAAATTTTGAAAGTACTTATGAAAGTGCTCTTCTTAACTATGATGAACCCATTCACGCTGCTCAAGAAGTTCCTGTGAATCTTTTTGATGATATTGTTTCTTTTGATTTGAAAATGCCTGAAGACACCAACAAAAACGGTTTTTGGAAATATGAAGAAGATAAAACTCTAAAAGAAGTAGAGCAATATCTTTCCAGTACTTATCATTCTCACTATACTTCTGAACAATCTAAAACCCAAACACTTGATTTGATTGAGAGTATTGGTGATGCAGAAGCATTTACCCGTTCAAATGCGATTAAGTATCTTTCTCGATTTGGCAAGAAGAATGGTAAATCAAAGATGGACATTCTAAAAGCAATCCACTATTGTATTCTTCTGTACCACTTTGCTGGTCTTCATAAAAACACTACTTCCGACTTTCCTTATTGATTATGAAACTCTCTGACAAAACTCTGACACTCCTGAAGAACTTCTCCTCTATTAATCAATCTATTTTGTTTAAAGAAGGTAGCAGTCTTCGTACCATTTCTGTGATGAAAAATATTCTTGCAGAAGCAAAAATTGAAGAAGAACTTCCAAAAGACTTTGGCATTTATGATCTTAATCAGTTTTTAAACGGACTCAATCTTCATCAGAATGCTGAACTAGATTTTCAGAATGATGGGTATGTCGTCATCAAAGAAGGTAAGTCTCGTTCGAAGTATTTCTTTGCAGATCCTAATGTAATTATTACTCCTCCAGAAAAAGATATTGCTCTTCCTAGTGAAGATGTTTGTTTTCTTCTTGATACCAAAGAACTAGACAAACTCTTGAAAGCTGCAGCAGTTTATCAACTTCCTGATTTGTCTGTGGTTGGTGAAGTAGGTGTTGTAAAACTAGTGGTTCGTGATAAGAAGAATGATACTTCTAATGATTTTTCTGTAATTGTTGGAGAAACAAACGAAGTGTTCACTTTCAACTTCAAAGTTGAAAACATCAAGATTCTTCCTGGTTCTTATGAAGTGGTTATTTCTCGTAAACTTTTATCACGATTTAAGAATACTTCCTTTGATGTAACTTATCATATTGCTCTGGAGCCTGATTCTACATTTGGTTAATGAACATCTTTGTTACTTCTCCTTGGCCTGCTGAAAGTGCCATTTGTCTTCCAGACAAACATGTTGTCAAGATGCCTCTAGAGTGCTGTCAGATGCTCTCTATCGTGGCATCAGAGAAGTGGGGATATGGGTACGGCACTCTTCCCAAAGCAGATGGAACACCTTACAAGACTGACAAAGGGGCATTTCGCAATCATCCCTGTACCAAGTGGGCTATGGAAAATATCCATAATGCCTACTGGTTAATTAAGTGGGGATTGAACTTGTCTGATGAATACTGCCTGCGGTATAATAAAACTCACTCCTGTTACAAAACACTTGTGGATGCATACTACTTGTTTCCCAAAGGTAAAATTACAGAGGTGACTCCATTTGCTCGTGCTATGCCTGAGGAATGGAAGTTTGACAACACTATTGATACATTTGAAGCATACCGACGATACATTGCATCCAAACCTTGGGTTGCAGATAACTATCTTCGTATGCCACAAAGAAAACCTGATTGGATTTGATTATGAGCAGTGATTTCCTTTTCGTGGAAAGATATCGTCCTCAAGTAATTGATGATTGTATTCTTCCTGATGAAACTAAAAAAACATTTAAGGAGTTTGTAGAAAAGGGAGAAATTCCTAATCTACTTCTTGCAGGACCTCCTGGTATTGGTAAAACCACAATCGCAAAAGCACTTTGTAATGAGTTGGGAGCAGATTTTTATGTCATCAACGGATCCGACGAAGGACGTTTCTTGGATACTGTACGGAACCAAGCAAAAAACTTTGCTTCGACCGTCTCACTTACGGGATCTTCTAAACACAAAGTTATCATCATCGATGAAGCAGATAACACGGGGAACGACGTACAACTCCTTCTACGGGCAAATATTGAGGCATTTTATAACAACTGCCGATTCATCTTTACCTGCAACTACAAGAACAAAATCATTGAACCACTCCATTCCAGATGTGCCGTCATTGACTTCACAATCAAGGGGAAGCAGCGTGTACAACTCGCAGGTAGTTTCTTTCAACGACTTCAATCAATCTTGGATCAAGAAAAAATTGAATATGATCAAAAAGTCGTTGCGGAACTTGTCTCCAAACACTTTCCAGATTTTCGTAGGGTTCTCAACGAAATACAAAGATATTCTACGGGAGGAAAAATTGATGCGGGCATTCTTGCATCTTTCTCAGACATCTCTGTAAATGATCTTATTAAGTATCTAAAAGAAAAAAACTTTGCAGAAGTTCGTAAGTGGGTATCAACCAATCTTGATAACGACTCTTCTGTAATTCTTCGTAGAGTTTATGATTCTCTTTACGATTCTCTTGTTCCATCATCTATTCCAGCAGCAGTTCTTATCATTGCAAAGTATCAATATCAAATTGCCTTTGTAGCAGATCAAGAAATTAATCTTCTTGCTGCTTTGACTGAAGTAATGTGTGAGTGTGAGTTCAAATGAAGGTTAAAACTTTTCCATTAAAAACTTGTCTTCGTTATCCTGGTGGTAAATCAAAAGCAACAAAGACTCTTGCTCCCTGGTATCCAGAAAATTTTAAAGAATATCGGGAACCTTTTATTGGTGGGGGATCCGTTGCATTTTATACCACTCAAGCGTACCCAGATATTCCTATTTGGATTAATGATCTTTATGTTCCTCTTTATAATTTCTGGGTTCAACTTCGTGATAATGGAGAAGAACTATCTGAACGATTGAAAGAGATTAAAACTAAAGTATCTGATTTTGGTACTCAGGATGAAAAAGATTCTGCTCATAAAGAACTTTTTGATCAAACCCGAGTGGACATTAATACTCAAGAGGGTCTTGATAGAGCAGTAAGTTTTTTCATTTTAAATAAATGTAGTTTTTCTGGTCTGACTGAAAATAGTACTTTCTCAGTCACAGCATCTCGTTCTAATTTTTCTTTTGTTGGTATTGAAAAACTGAAGGAATATTCTAAATTGATGAAGAATTGGAAGATAACAAATATTGATTATTCTGAAGTAATGAATATTCCTGGAGAGGATGTATTTGTTTTCCTTGATCCTCCATATGACATTAAAGATTTTCTTTATGGAAAGAATCGTGAAATGCACAAATCATTTGATCATGACTTGTTTGCGGAAAATGTTTATAAATGTCCACATAAGTTTATGATCACTTATAATGTAAATGATCGACTTTTGGAACTTTATAAAGATTATGAACTTACATATTGGAAACTTCGTTATTCTATGGCGCACCGTGGAGATAAAGGAACTAATGATAATGTAAAAACAGAATTGCTAGTCACCAATTATCCAATAGTAAAAAGTAATCCTTTGGAGAATCTTCTTTATGCATGAACTTAAAGATTGGTTGAATTCTGTCAATTTTACAAAAGAAGATTTATCTGAAGATATTAAGTCTTATCCTCCATATATTGTAAATCGTTGTTTATCTGGACATATTGATTGCATCATGTACGCAAATGAAATGAATATGCATCATCAACTTGATAAAGATATGCAATATTCTTTTTATCTAAATACTCTTAGGAAACGGAAGAGATTTTCTCCCTGGCTCCGAAAGGATAAAGTCAAAGATTTAGAATGCGTTAAACAATACTATGGATATAGTAATGAGAAAGCATCTCAAGCTTTGAAAATTCTAAATAAAACCCAACTAGATTTTATTAAACAACGACTTGAAACTGGCGGAACGAAATGACTACTCAAACAATTGAACCACAAGTAAACTGGTCTCCCGATATGATGGTGGAGGTCGTTTTGAATGAACCTGATGACTTTCTGAAAGTTCGTGAAACTTTGACACGCATCGGAGTTGCATCGAGAAAGGAGAAAAAACTTTACCAATCTTGCCATATTCTCCACAAACAAGGTAGATATTATCTTGTTCACTTTAAGGAACTGTTCGCCCTTGATGGCAAACATGCTAATCTGACTGTGAATGATGTTCAGAGACGTAATCGTATTGTTCGCCTTCTTGCTGATTGGGGACTAATTACGGTCGTTAAGGAAGATTCTGTAACTGATATTGCACCACTCAATCAAATCAAAGTTCTTGCTTACAAGGACAAGGGAGATTGGATTCTAGAGCAAAAGTACAATATTGGTAAGAAGGGAAAAACTGTAGAGGCAGAATAAATAATCTTGTGCCATTCGTGCGGCACTCTACAAAAGTCGGAACACCCTAAAAAGAGGTTGGGTTTTTACCCTCCCTCTTTTTTTCGTTTCTTATATAATTACTATTGGATGCCGTAAGGGTCCACACAACACAAACTCGCTTTTAAAGGAGCTACCATAATGACTAACCTTGCACGTTATACTGCATCGGATCTTTCTTCTTTGATGGATCAGATTACCCGCAATAGCATTGGACTCGATGAATATTTTGATAAAGTATTTAATCAAACTTCATCAAATTATCCCCCATACAACCTGATTCAGGTAAATAATGTAGAGTCTCGTTTAGAAATTGCTCTTGCTGGTTTCAAAAAGGAGGAGGTTCATGCGTTCACAGAGTATGGAAAACTTTTTGTCGAAGGACAAAAACAAGACAAAGATGAGGACGGGACGTTTATCCACAAGGGAGTGGCTCAAAGAAACTTTAAGAGATCCTGGACCCTCTCTGATGATACAGAAGTCTCCAACGTCACATTTGAAGACGGACTTCTTACAATTAGACTCCGAAAAATAGTTCCAGATCATCATGCCCGAAAAGATTATCTCTAAATATAATTGAATATCGTCGGCGCAAAGGAGTCCCTGGCAAAATCCAGGTTGACTCCTCTTTTTTTTCTTGCTAAAATATCTTTGACTTGGAGTAAAAAATGACAATACAGATTGCAATTTTGAAATCTGGAGAAAGTATAATTTCGGATATTAAAGAAGCACATGATGGGGAAAATGTCGTAACATACATTTTTAATAATCCATGTGGTATTATTATCAATGGAACTTATAAAGTTCTTGATGAAGAAACAGCAACGGATAAAACTAGTATTTCGTTATATTCTTGGCCACCATTGTCAAAAGATAGGACAATTTTTATTCCCGTTGACTGGGTTGTGACTGTAGTTAATCCTCATGATCAAGTAAAAGAAATGTATGAAACTGAAGTTTTAGAAGGTGAAACCCATGATTAAATTAGTCTTACTAACAAACAATCAAGTTTTAATAACAAAAGTTGAAGAAGTTGGTGCTGACATTGGAGAACCTGACTGTAAACTATTAAATCCTTTTTTGGTTAAACAATCTTCATTTGAAGGTTCACCATTAACTTTAGAACCATGGTTGATAAATGTATCTTCTCAAGATATTTTTATGATTAACTCTGATAAAATTATCACCTTGAGTGATCCAACTCCAACCCTACTTGAAAAATATAAGGACTTGATTAAAGAATGAGATTTTACACTAATGTTCAGTTGATTGGAAATCAGTTTTTGGTTCGTGGAGTAGAAAATGGTAAAAGATTTGAAACAAGAGATGAGTTTTTTCCAACTCTCTTTGTAAAAACTAAAAAAGATTCTAAGTATAGAACATTAAGTGGTGAAGCAGTAGAACCAATTAATCCTGGAACTGTTCGGGATTGTCGTGAGTTCTATAAAAAGTATGATGAGATTGATGGATTTGAGATCTATGGAAATGATCGATATATCTATCAATACATCTCTGAAAAATATCCAGAGGATGAAATTAAGTTTGATATTAGTAAAATTAAACTTGTAACTCTGGATATTGAGGTTGCATCTGAAGCAGGATTCCCTGATGTAGAGTCTTGTTCGGAAGAAATTCTTGCAATCACAATCCAGGACTATACAACTAAGAAGATTACTACTTGGGGAGTTAAACCATTCAATAACAAACAAAGTAATGTAACTTATCACCATTGTCCTAGTGAGTATGAGTTGTTAAATCACTTCATTAACTATTGGATGGTTGATGTTCCTGATGTTGTGACTGGATGGAACATTCAGTTGTATGATATTCCTTATATCTGCAAACGACTGAATCGTGTTCTTGGTGAGAAATTGATGAAACGTTTCTCTAACTGGGGACTCGTTACAGAAGGTGAGACTTTTATTCAGGGTCGCAAGCATACTACTTTTGATATTGGTGGATTGACTCAACTTGATTATCTTGACCTCTATAAGAAGTTTACTTATAAGGCACAGGAATCATACCGTCTAGACTATATTGCCGAAGTAGAACTTGGTCAGAAGAAACTTGACCACTCTGAGTTTGATACCTTCAAGGATTTCTACACTCAAGGTTGGCAAAAGTTCATTGAATATAACATTGTTGACGTAGAACTTGTTGACCGTTTGGAAGACAAGATGAAACTGATCGAGTTGGCACTTACGATGGCATATGATGCTAAAGTAAATTATGCTGATGTATTTTATCAGGTTCGTATGTGGGATAATATTATCTACAACTATCTTAAGAAGAGAAATGTTGTTATTCCTCCTAAGAATAAATCTCAGAAGAATGAAAAATATGCTGGGGCATATGTAAAAGAACCAACTCCAGGAAAGTATGATTGGGTTGTGAGTTTTGACTTGAACTCTCTATATCCCCACCTTATTATGCAATACAATATTTCTCCAGAAACTTTGGTTGATGAAAGGCACCCAACAGTATCTGTGGAAAAGGTATTGAATAAAAGTCTTACATTTGAGATGTACAGTGACTATTCTATATGTGCTAATGGAGCTATGTTTCGTAAGGACATTCGTGGATTTCTCCCTGAGTTGATGGAGAAGATGTATCAGGATCGGGTCATCTTTAAGAAAAAGATGATTGATGCAAAGAAGGAGTATGAGAAAACTAAAAATAAAGAACTGGTGAAAGAGATTGCACGTTGCAATAATATTCAGATGGCAAAGAAGATTTCTCTCAACTCTGCTTATGGTGCTATTGGTAATCAATACTTTAGGTATTACAAACTTGAAAATGCTGAGGCAATTACTCTATCTGGACAAGTTTCTATTCGATGGATTGAGAATAAGATGAATCAGCATCTCAATAAAATTCTCAAAACTGATGATGTTGACTATGTTATTGCTTCAGATACTGATTCTATCTATCTTAATCTGGGTCCTTTGGTTGAACGTGTATACCAAGGAAGAGAGAAAACTACTGAGGGCATTGTCTCGTTCCTTGATAAGATCTGTCAAATGGAATTTGAAAAGTATATTGAAAGTTCTTACCAAGAACTGGCTGAGTATGTAAATGCTTATGACCAAAAGATGCAAATGAAACGAGAGAATATTGCTGATCGTGGAATTTGGACTGCTAAGAAAAGGTACATTCTTAATGTGTGGGATAGTGAGGGTGTCCGATATGAAGAACCCAAACTAAAAATGATGGGTATTGAAGCAGTTAAATCTTCAACACCTGCACCTTGTCGTAAGATGATTAAAGATGCTATCAAATTAATGATGAGTGCAACCGAAGATGATGTTATTAGTTTTATTGAAAATGCGAGAAAGGAATTTAAATCTCTTCCTCCAGAACAAATTTCATTCCCTCGTTCCGCATCAGATGTAGTCAAATATAAATCATCTTCTGATATTTACATTAAAGGAACACCTATCCATATTCGTGGAGCACTTCTCTTTAATCATTATATTAAGCAGAATAAACTAACAAACAAATATTCTCTTATTCAGAATGGTGAAAAAGTTAAGTTTGTATATTTGAAGAAACCAAATAGTATTCATGAGAATATTATTTCTTTTATTCAAGAGTTTCCAAAGGAACTCAACCTTGACAAATACATTGATTATGATTTACAATTTGAGAAAGCATTTCTAGAACCACTCAAGATTATTCTTGATTCTATTGGATGGTCTGTAGAAAAAACTATTAACCTTGAATCATTTTTTGCCTAATGGATTTCCTTAAAGATATTGTAAAAGAAATTGGTGATGACTTTACTAAGTTAGCATCTGACATTGATGAGACTGAAACATATGTTGACACAGGTTCGTACATTTTTAATGCATTGGTTTCAGGTAGCATATTTGGTGGTGTATCTGGGAATAAGATTACTGCTATTGCTGGAGAGTCTTCTACTGGAAAGACTTTCTTCTCACTCGCCGTTGTTAAGAATTTTCTTGATTCCAATCCCGATGGGTATTGTCTCTATTTTGATACTGAGGCTGCTATTACCAAATCACTAATTGAATCCCGTGGAATTGATACTACTCGTTTGGTTGTTGTTAATGTTGTTACTATTGAAGAGTTTCGTACAAAAGCACTCAAAGCAGTAGATATGTATCTAAAGGCACCAGTAGAAGATCGCAAACCTTGTATGTTTGTGTTAGATTCTTTGGGAATGCTTTCTACAAGTAAAGAAATCAACGATGCACTGAATGAAAAAGAAGTTAGGGATATGACTAAATCTCAACTTATTAAAGGTGCTTTCCGAATGCTCACACTCAAATTAGGTCAAGCAAATGTTCCACTCCTGGTCACGAATCACACGTATGATGTCATCGGAGCTTATGTACCAACAAAAGAAATGGGGGGAGGTTCTGGACTCAAGTACGCAGCAAGTACGATCATTTATCTCAGCAAAAAGAAAGAAAAGGATGGAACAGAAGTGGTCGGAAATATTATCAAGGCTAAGACTGCTAAATCGCGTTTGAGTAAGGAGAATAAAGATGTTGAGGTTCGTTTGTTTTATGATGAACGCGGTCTGGATCGATATTATGGACTACTTGAACTCGGTGAGATTGGTGGTCTGTGGAAGAATGTCGCAGGTCGTTATGAGATTGATGGTAAGAAATTATATGCAAAACAGATTCTAAAAGAACCTGAAGTTTATTTCACTGAAGAAGTAATGCAACAACTTGATCAAATCGCACGTAAGGAATTTAGTTATGGAGAAAGTTGAGTTTCTAATTCTTAGAAACCTATTGCATAATGAAAAATATATAAGAAAAGTTATTCCATTTATAAAGTCGGAATATTTTGAAGATCAAAATCAGAAGATTGTATTTGAAGAAATATTGAAATTTGTTCAAGAATATAATGAACCTGCAACAAAAGAAGTTCTTTGTATTGAAGTAGAAAATCGTCAAGATATTAACGATACCTCTTTTAAGGAAATCACTCAGATTATTAGTTATCTTGACGATGTTCCTACAGAGTTTAACTGGTTAGTTGATACTACTGAAAAATGGTGCAAAGATCGTGCAATCTATCTTGCTCTCATGGAATCTATTCATATTGCAGATGGTAAAGACGAAAAGAAAAATCCTGATAGTATTCCCAGCATCTTATCAAATGCTTTAGCAGTATCTTTTGATACTCATATTGGACACGATTACTTAGAGGATTATGAAAGTAGATATGAATCTTATCATAGAAAGGAGGATAAAATTGAATTTGATCTTGAGTACTTTAACAAAATCACGAAAGGTGGTCTCCCTAACAAAACTCTTAATATCGCTCTTGCTGGTACGGGTGTCGGGAAGTCTCTATTCATGTGCCACGTTGCTAGCTCCGTCTTGCTGCAAGGACGGAACGTTCTCTACATTACAATGGAGATGGCAGAAGAGAAAATTGCTGAACGAATTGACGCAAATCTTTTGAATGTTCCTATTCAGGATATTGCAGAATTGCCTAAGCAAATGTTTGAAAGTAAGGTGACAAATCTTGCTAAGAAAACTCAAGGTCAATTAATTATTAAAGAGTATCCTACTGCTTCTGCTCACTCGGGACACTTTAAGTCTCTTCTAAATGAACTTGCGTTGAAGAAATCATTTCGTCCAGATATTATTTTTATTGACTACCTGAACATCTGTGCATCTTCAAGGTATCGTGGAAATGCAAATATCAACTCTTATACTTTTGTTAAGTCAATCGCAGAAGAACTCCGTGGTCTTGCTGTGGAATTTAATGTACCGATTGTGAGTGCTACTCAAACTACCAGATCTGGTTATGGATCTTCTGATGTGGAACTGACAGATACTTCTGAATCGTTTGGTCTTCCCGCAACTGCTGACTTAATGTTTGCATTGATTTCTACAGAAGAACTTGAGGGTCTTGGGCAGATTTTAGTTAAGCAACTTAAGAATCGATATAATGATCCAACCATTCATAAACGTTTTGTGATTGGTATTGATCGTGCAAAAATGCGTCTTTATGACTGTGAACAATCTGCTCAACAAGATATTCTTGACAATGGAAAGGATGAAGAGTATGATTATGAAGAAAAGAAACCTAAAAAAACATTTGAGGGATTTAAATTCTAATATGACTATCGACCTTAATAAGTATATTGAGTTTGTAAATACTACAACTTCAAGTCCTAGTAAAGAGCATACCCCTTTTATTAATAGACTAATGGAACTTCATGAACAAGAATTTCCTACCGAACGTCTTCTTACTGCTGCTGTTGGTATGTCTGCAGAGGCTGGTGAGTTTACTGAGATTGTCAAAAAGATTGTTTTCCAAGGCAAACCAGTAACTCAAGAAAATCTGTTTCATTTGAAGCGTGAACTGGGAGACATTATGTGGTATGTTTCTCAAGCGTGTATCGGTCTTGATATTTCACTTGAAGAAGTAATTCAAATGAACTTTGAGAAACTGAGTGCTCGTTATCCTGAGGGTGCATTTAGTATTGAACGTTCTGAAAATCGTAAGGAGGGAGACTTGTGAGTAAAGTAACTATCGAACTGGATGTTCGTTCTGCAGCTGCAGTTCGTCAAGTTTTGTTTGAAGCACAAAAAGGATATACAAGTGATATCGTAAGCACTCCAACTCGTATCTTTGAACTTCGTGAAGTAATTGCTGATATTGATGATGCAATCAGTAAAGTAGTCGAATAATCTTTCGGGATCTTTTTTTATAAATAACTAAAAAGTTTTTGTAAAAAATGGATCCAAAAGAACTAAGAGGTTTATACGAAGCATATTCTGCTGTTTATGATGAAGATCTCAGAGATGAGTTAGAAGAAATGGCAGATGATTTTGCTGGTATTGAAAATCTTTCTGATGAAGAAATCGATGCAATCGTAGAAGAAACGATTGATGAAATGCTTGATGAGGGATATGAGTTTGATGAAGTGGAACAGATTTTTGAACAAGTTCTTTTTGAAGCAGCAAGAGGAATGGATCGTGCTGCAGCAAGACGTGAATATATGAGAACTTCTGAAAAAGCGGCAAAAGAAGCAAGAAAACGTGGTGCTTCTGTAGTTAGAAAAGAGAAAAGAGCAGAAAAAATTGCTAAAGTAAAAGGTGCTGTTAAGACTGCACTTGGTAAGGCAAAGGCAGCAGCAAGGTCTGGAGTTGCAAAGGCAAAAGAAGCAGGAAAAGAAGCAAAGTTCCGTGCAGTTGATAAACCAGTTGCTGCATATGCAACTAAGAGAAAATTACATCCTGCTGCTGGAATGGCTGCAAGATCAAAAGATCCAGAAAAGAGAAGGGGTCTTAGAGCAAAAGTTGCTGCTGACATTAAAGGTAGAATCAAACAAAAAATTGCTAAGGCGCAAGTAGGTGCTTATAGCACTGCAAGAAAAGCAGGGCAGGCAGCATCTGATGTTGCGGCAAGAGCAAAGCAAAGTGCTAAGAATCTTGCAGCAAGAACCAAACGTGGTGCTAAAGGTGCTGTGGGTAAAGCAGCAAGAGCAGTTGCATCTGGAGCAAGTAGAGTTGCATCACGTCTTGGTGAAGGAGTTGATGTTTATGATATTGTTCTTGAGCACCTGATTGAGAATGGATATGCTGAATCTTATGAAGAAGCAGAGTGGATGATGGCAAATCTTTTTGATAAAGAAGAAATTGAAATTATTTTTGAAGCTTCTTGTGAAGATGAAGAAACCAAAATGAAAAAGGGAAAGAAAGAACAAGAAGAAGAGGATGAGGACGAAGAGGAACTTGATGAAGCAACTTACTCTGCAAAATCGGCAAGAGCAGGTAAGGACATCGGTAAGCCTGGTAAAGCATTCGCAAAGATTGCTAAATCTGCAGCAAAACGTTATGGTTCTAAAGAACGTGGTGAAAAAGTAGCAGGTGCAGTTCTTGCAAAACTTCGTGCTAAGCGTGGTTGATAAATAAATCGGAAGGTTGCTCCAAGACCCACTTGACTTTTAGTTGAGTGGGTTTTATAATATCGAAATTAGGGGATATAGCTCAGTTGGTAGTAGCACTTGCTTTGCAAGCAAGATGTCATCGGTTCGAGTCCGATTATCTCCATAGATAAATAAAAAAAAGTAATTAATGATAAAATAAAAATGAAGAGTTTTTTCCAATTTTTAAGTGAAGCTGGACAGTCTCAAGCAGCTTTACAAGCAAAAAAACTCAATCTTAAAAGTGATGGTCACGGTGGTTGGTTAGATAGTCGTGGAGAATTTGTTGCAAAGACAGAAAATGGAAAATTAGTATTTTATGATAAAGGTAGAATAGAGGGAGCAAAAGATCAACCAAATGGTGCAGTAGGAAAATCTCCAGCATTAGAAAAACCAGCAGCAAAACCAAAGGTAGAACCACAAGCAGCAGTAAAACCAAAACCACCAGCAACACAAGAACCAGCATCTGGTGAGATGAGTGATATCTTAACCGTTGCATTTGGTCGTTTTAATCCACCAACAGTAGGACATGAGAAACTATTAAAGGCTGCAAGAAAGGCAGCAACTGGTGGAGACCTTAAGATCTATCCATCAAGAACTCAAGATCCTAAAAAGAATCCTCTTGATCCTGATATGAAGATTTCCTACATGAAGAAGATGTTTCCTGATTTTGAAGAGAACATTATTAATGATGATGAGATGAGATCAATCTTTAATGTATTGATTGCTGCGTCAGAAGAAGGGTATAAAAATGTAAATATTGTTGTTGGTTCTGATCGTCAAGCAGAATTTGAAAATCTTGCTCAAAAATATAATGGAGATCTTTATAACTTTGATTTAATTCGTGTCATCTCTGCAGGTGTAAGAGATGCAGATGCTGAAGGTGTAGAAGGAATGTCTGCATCCAAAATGAGAAAGGCAGTTATTGATAATGACTTTGAATCATTCCGTAGAGGAACTCCAAAGACACTTGATGATGGAGATACTCAAGCACTTTTTGATGCAGTTCGTCAGGGTATGAGTGTAAAGAAAAAGAAAAAAGAAGTGACTGAATTATGGCAGATTGCACCAAAATATAATTTAAAAGCTTTACGTGAAAATTATGTTATGGGAAATATTTTTAGAATTGGTGATATTGTCGAAAACTTAAATACTGGATTGGTTGGTGAGATTATTCGTAGAGGAACAAACTATTTAATTTGCGTAACAGAAGATAGATATATGTTCAAGTCTTGGATTCGTGATGTGATGGAATCGAAAGTTTCATCAACTAATCTAAAAAGGATTAGAGAAACATATCAAGAGAAAAGAGTTGAGGGAAAAATGAGAGCACTTGGAAAACCAAACACATTAATGGGAACTGGTGGATATTTTAAATATGCTGCTGATATGACTCCTGGATTTGAAAAAGGTGATAAAATGAATTTACAACCTGGTGCAAAACCTTATAGTGGATATAAACAGACTAATATTAAAGATTTCATAAATAAGTATAAAGTCAAGAAGTAGTAGTATTACAATGTCTTTAAATCCTCTGAATGATATTTCCAAGGTTTATTTGGAGCAAGTTGCCTTTCAGGAAGCAAAGGTAGATAAAATGCTGCCTGATTATAAAAGATCTGCTGCTAGAAATGCAAGGTATGATAATCCAGATGGTGCTTTAGCATTGGGTGGTGGTATCCAAAGAGCAAGAAGGGCAGCTCATAGAGAAAGAGATGAGTTGAATAAAGATGCAAAAGACATTCGTAGAGGTAGATTAAGTGGACCTCAGTTTCAGGGAGAAACTGGAAAGGAAAGAATTGCAGCAGTTAAAAAGGCAAAAGGTATGAAGGAAGCACTTGATCCAGTAGGACAAGAGGATGCTGACATTGATAATGATGGTGATACTGATAGTTCGGATAACTATCTTCGTAAGAGAAGAAAGGCAATAGGAAAGGCAATTAAAAATGAAAAAATGAAAGAGTCTTTCTCAAATTGGAGACAAGACCTTGCTGAAGTAATGACTGATGTTGAAGATAATAAAAAAATTGATGTAAAAACAAATATAAAGAATAAAGTTAAGATCAATCCTCAACTTGGTGAAGCAGTTGAAGAGATGGGGGGAACCATCATTGAGATGATTGAGATTGAAGAAATTGAACTAACTGAAGAAGTTGACATTGCAACTGAATATTTTTATGAGCAGGGTCTTAATGAAGATGGAGTTGATATTCTTATTGAAGAACTTGGACTTGAAGGATTTGTTGATTTTGTCTATGAAATTTCTGAAGAATATACTTTAGTTGAAGCAAGAACTTTAACCGGCAAAAAGAAAAGTCCTGCTACAGGTAAAGAAAGAGGAGTTTCTCTAAAAGCAGCACCTGGAAAAAGTACAAAAGCTGCTGTGGAAAAGTATGGAACGACAAGAAAATTATCTTCATCGTCTTCATCAACAATTAAAAAGAAATCTTCTGCAGTCAAAAAGGCAGTTGAGAAGCAACCAGAAACTAAATCAACCCCTTCCCAAACAAAGAAAGGGATTGCTGGAAGAGTTGGTGCAGCCTTAGGTGCTGCTGTTAAAAGAGGTAGAGAAGATATTAAAAGAGTACAAGATGCTGCACAAACAGCAAGAGATGTAGCTACACGTAGAGGAGCAGAAGCAAAGGCAGTTTATGATGCTGTAAGAGAACGTGGTAAAAGTGCAGAAAAGTCTGCTGCTGCAACTAGAGCAAGAAGAAAAGCAACCGTTGCGGCAGGTAGAGCAGTGCAAGCAGCTACTCCTGTTGTAAAAAAAGCAGTTAAATCTGGTGCGGCAGCTGCTGGAGCTGGTGCAGGATCTCTAAAGGCTGGTAAATCTCCTGCCGCAGCCGCTGGTAAAGCAGCAGGAACTTTTGTTCGTAAAATGACAAAAGAAGAGATTGAATTGATTGAAAAGGCAGAAAGTGAGCAGCAACAAAAACTTTTTGGACTTGCTCTTTCTGTAAAAAGAGGACAGACTTCTAGATCTGAAGTAAGTGATGCAGTTCTTAAAATTGTTGATAGTATGAGTGAGAAAAAAATTCGTGATTTTGCAAAAACAAAACATGAAGGAATTCCTAAAAAAGTAGAAGAGGAATTGCAACCAACAACTCCTCAACAAATTGCTGCTCAAAGAAAGTTGACTTTAGCTCAAAAAGAGTTGAGTGTGGCAAACCAAGTAGCTCTTAGAATGAGAAAGAAAGAAACTCAGCAAGAAGAATATGTTTCTGAGGAAGATTATGATCGAATGAAAGATCGTCATTTAGAAAGAGGTGGTATGGGCATTCGTTCCTCTCAGTCTCCTGCAAGACAATCTCAAGCAAAACCACAAACAGATGCTGAAAGAAAAGCATCCATGGAAAAACAAAAAGAAACTGCAAGAAGAGCACTTGAGATGGTAAGACAACAAACCATGTCAAAATATGGTAAAGGATCTTTAATGTGACTTTAATCTAACTATTTTCTAAATAGTTTTGAATCCATTTTACGGAGGACATCATGGGAGCACTTGTAGAAATCGTAAAACCACTTCTTATTGCGGCAATGAACTCTTGCCATACTAAGAGACTTGTTTGCGAACTTCTTGATCGTTATGTTAAAACCACTGACAATGATATTGATAATTTAATTTCAGAAACTGTAAGAAAAGCACTTCTTAGAGATTGTCAGTAATTATTTGCTTATCTATAGATTGGATAATCTAAAAAGGGATCAAAAGTAAGGTCTCTTTTTTTTATAAATATTTCTACGATTAAAATTAGTAAAGGTAAAAAGAATGGCACTCTGGGGTATTTCTACAACCACTGAAACTGCAGATAATAATTATGCAATCCCTAAGTATAATGAGGAAGTAGATCGTAACAGAAGTCCTTGGAATACGTTTGCGGATGTTCGTGGATGGGTTCAAAGACAATATGGAACTACCGAACATTCTGGTCTTTCTACACATTATTATGATGAGATTTTAGTTCCTGTTGCTGGATTGAATACTGGTCCTGTTACGGGTGTTGGTAATAATGAAACTGGATTATGTATTGCTACTCCAGTTGCCGTTTTCTTCGAAGATCCTAATCAAGCATCTCCAATTTCTATTGGTGCAGGTGGCACAGATAGAATCCGCAATAATGGACAAACGGCATATGTTCATGTAGTTTGGAACGAAAACGTTTATTGTTCTGCTGGTGCAACGGTACAAGTTGTAGGTATTAATACTCTGGGTGCAATTGCAAACCGTACTGTAGCAACTGCTGCTTCTGTTGCTCCAAATTGTGATGTTTCTGCGTATACTAATGAGTTTGGAACTGTTCTTTATAACAATTTCAATGGGCAAGTTACAAATAGAGTATCATTTGCATTCACTTCAGGTAATGCTGGAGTAGGAACAGTTCTTCAAATTGATCTTACTCGTGGAGTTGTGGGAACAATCACTGATTTTTCTGGTGGTGCTGCTGTAATTAAAACATTCACTTCAAATCTTTCACATAACGTAGGTGGTGCAGGGACAACTGGATCGGTTGGAATAGGAACTAGCACATTGACGGTAACTGCATGATATGATTTTTAATGAATTGAATGAGGATAATTTTCTCTTATTTGCAATTAAACATTATGAAAATCCACAGGCAGTATCTAAAGAAGATTTTGAGAAAGATCTAAATCATTTCAAATACATCAAAAGACTTTTGAGACGATATAAGAGCACAGGTGAATTAAAAACCCACTTACTCTTAAACCATTTCATTATTCTTTACAATATATTTGGAGATGCTGCTACACCAATGCTCTTTTTTAAAATAGAAAGAGATCTTTGGTCTATAACAAAAACTTTTATTTTATTTTTGAATAAATTTCCAGAGTATCCAAAGTGTTATTTTCACGATATACAAATTGATATTGAGTGTTTATCAAATCTGCAAAAAATTTATAAAAAAAATGAAGAATCTTGATAAAATCATCTCAATTATCAGAGAACAAATGGTGGCAAATCCACCAGGAGGTTCTGGTGGATTCACTGGGGCAGCAGATCCAAAAGGACCTGTAGCTGGTTTTGATCCTGTTATGGGTGCTCCTATAAGAAGGAAAAAAAATTATGCTAAAGGTGGTCAAGGCAGCAGAAAAAAATGGTTAGACTACCTTAAAGCAACCAATGGAAGAAGAAGTTAAAGTAGCATTACTAGAACAAAAACTTGAAGATGTAAAAGACATCATCGTAAAGATTGATGATGCCATTGAAAAGATGAGTGAGGTAAATAGTAATGTAAGCAGGATGCTTGCCGTCCATGAACAGAGAATTACGAAACAAGAAGAAGTTGACAACTTACTCTTTGCTAAAATTGACAAACTCCGTGATAAAGTTGACAGGGATTATGACGCACTTATTACAAGAGTACAGATCATAGAGAAAAGAGTCTGGATGGCAATAGGAGTTATTGCTGCTGTAACTTTTCTTGCCAATAATACACGCATGATAGAAATCTTGACACCACCAGCACAATCATCTACAATAGAGCAGAGAAACTTTAAGGTTTAGTTATGGATTTTGTTGATGTTAAATACATCAATTTGATATCTGCTCGGTTTCAAAAGTTTAAAAAGATAAAAAATAATCTTTATAACTTCAGATGTCCTATTTGTGGTGATTCGCAGAAGAATAAGAGTAAAGCAAGAGGATATCTATATCAAGTAAAAAATAATACTAACTTCAAATGCCACAATTGTGGTGTCAATATTTCCTTTAATAATTTTCTAAAGCAAATTGATTCTGTAATTTACAAGCAATATACTTTTGAAAAGTTTAAGGATGGAAAGACTGGTAGAAACTTCACTACAGAAGAACCAGTGTTTAGTTTTGAAGCACCAATATTTAAACCAAAGTTAGATTTACCAAAAGCATCTTCAAATCCTGATGCAAGAAAATATCTAGAAAGTAGAAAACTTAATCCGGATAAATTTTATTACACCGATCAATTCAAATCGTGGACAAACTCTTTAAAAGATGTCTTCGATGATACAACTAAAGATGAACCTAGGATAATTATTCCTTTGTTCTATCAAAATACTCTTGTTGGATTTCAAGGTAGAGCACTTGGACAAAGCAAGATTAAATATATTACTGTAATGCTTAATGATGACGCACCAAAAATCTATGGTCTCGATGAGATTGAAAAAGACAAAACTGTATACATCACAGAGGGTCCATTTGACTCCACTTTCATTCCAAACTCGATTGCTCTTTGCGGAGCTGACGGTGATGTTAGTAAGTGGGATATTAGCAATCCTGTTTGGATTTATGATAACGAACCACGCAATGCAGAAATCCACAGCAGAATCTCCCGTGTCATTGATAGGGGTGAGAGGGTTGTAATTTGGCCATCTTTTGTAAAAGAGAAAGATATTAACGACATGTTTTTGTCTGGACTTGATGTTCAAAATATGATAGAATCAAACACTTACTCTGGATTAGAAGCAAAACTTAAATTTACTACCTGGAAGAAAATATGAGCAACGGTTTAAAGGTTCAAAAGAGAAATGGGTCAATTGAAAGTATTGACCTTGATAAGATGCATGTAATGGTTGAAGAGGCATGTAAAGGTCTTGCAGGTGTCTCTGCGAGTCAAGTTGAGATGAAGTCTGGTATTCAATTCTATGATGGAATTACAACATCGGAGATTCAGGAAATTTTAATTCGTTCTGCTTCTGATCTGATTGATCTCGATCATCCCAACTATCAGTATGTTGCTGCACGACTTCTTCTTTTTTCTGTTCGTAAACAGTTGTATGGGAAGATGAAAGAACTTCCCACTTTGGAGAATCATATTATTGATTGTGTCTCCGCAGAGGTTTATGATCATGACATTTATAATAAGTATTCTCAAGAAGAGATTGCAAAAGCTGATAGTTTTATCGATCATGATCGTGACATGCTATTCACTTATGCAGGTCTACGTCAGGTCGTTGATAAGTACCTCGTGCAGGATAGAAGCAGTGGTGGAGTATATGAAACTCCACAGTTTATGTACATGATGATTGCTCTGACTATCTTTGCAGAGTATCCAAAAGAAACCAGAATGTCATACGTCAAGAGGTATTATGACGCAATCTCCAAACACAAAATCAACATTCCCACACCTATCATGGCGGGAGTGCGAACTCCACTTCGACAATTTGCTAGCTGTGTTCTTGTTGATGTTG